TGATCGACTGCGTGGTCACGACAGGCAGGCCCCACAAGGTCGGCGTGGTTGTCCCCTGCGGATTCCCGATGATGTAGCGCCCCTCCGAATCCTTCAGGGTCTCGATGCTGGCCCAGTCAGTCGGATGCATGACGTGGCCGGTTGAGGGGTATTCAGCCAGCGCCGCCTGCAACTGAGCGAGCCTCAGTACGTCCATAATATTGAGGTCGGCGAGTGCGATGGGCGCCGAATAGGCCGTCGCCTGCGGTATGATCCCGAGCAGGTTTTGACCGGTTCCGTCACCATTCAAAAGCTGCCCCTCCTCCACATAGGCGAGGCCGTAGAGCAGTCGCTGGTCGATCATGGAGCGGAGTTGCGAGATATCGGACAGGACCTGCTTGGATGCCTTCATCCAGTGCGCGATGACCTTCGCAGACGTGGTGACGAGATCGAGCTTGATATCCGACGACGGCTTGCTGTTGCCTTCAGCCACGGGAGCGGCATTGTTAGTGAATCCGGTCTCCTTGACATACTCCAGCGTATTGCCATCCATGCGACCGGGCGAGATGAGATCGCGGACAGTGAGGCGGCGCTGGGGCAGCGGAAGGATACCCGGCAACCGGGTGTTCTGGATGGCATCGCCGACGGAGCCGGCAGCATCCGTGGTGAGCGAGGTCAACGTTGCCTTGATGCGCAAGTCGACCTTGCCCGAGCTGGGATCGGAAGCGAGAAAGCCCTTCACCTTGTCATCGCCGACGAACATTTCGCCGACGGTCTTGCGCTCCTCATCCTCCGAACCCTTGGCTGCGGCGAGCTTCTGCTCGATCTGCGCGACCTGTTCGGACAGGCCATTCATCTTGATCAAGGCCTCGTCGGCTTTGGCCTTCTCGCCGGCAGCCATATCGATGCCCTTCTTGGCGTCCGCCACGGCCTTTTCAGCAATTGCCTTAACCTCGTCGAATGATTTCTGGAACTGCGCGGTGACGTCCTTCGCCAGCGCCTCGATATCGACGCCGCTGTCATTCGGCTTCTCGAATGAAATCTGCGGGGCGAATCGGGAATAGGCCATGCCTGCGACAAGCATGGCTACGCCGCCCATCAAAAGATGGTTCTTCATGTTGGTATCCTTCTGAACGGAGTTGAGGTCTAGCTGCGCTTCAACAGATGCAGGAACTTCGCAGCCTGGTCTTTCGCCTGACCGCCCTCGGACTCACTCCGAATGGCTTTCGCATAGCCGACAGAGGCGATCTGAACGGCCATCGCTTTCGGGACCCCTGCCTCACGCAGGAGATCCTCGAACGCTTTCACGGGCATGGGATCGCCATCGCGCAAACGGCGGGCGAACTCTTCCATGCGTTCCGATTTAACCGCCTCGATACGAGCGCGACGGTTCATCGGAAACGATACAGGGCTGATCTCATAGAGATCCAGCTTTTTGAGCAACCGGACATTGCCGTCCTGATCGGCATCGCGCTCGCGGTAACCGATCGAAAGGCCCCCGATGGCGCCAACCTTCATCAGTGCATGGACCTCGCGCGCCTTCTGCACCTCAAGAATGAGGCGGCCACGGCCCCAAAGCCCTTTCGCATCCTCAGCGAGGTCTTCCCAAACGCCAATCGGCTCGTGCGCGTCATGCTGCCAGAGCATCAGCACCTTAGTGCCTTCGCGGCGATGCTGGACGAGGCTTTCCGAGAAAGCGCCCGGCATGACCTTGTCGCCGCCACGGTCGACGTTCCCGAAGATCGATCCATATCCGGTGAACGTTCCATCGTCCGCCAGATCCTTGACTTGCAACGCAAAGTCCTGCGTTGACTGGACGAGATGATCCTTGTGTTTCATGGCATCATTCCTGCCCTATAAGCGGCACTTTGCCAGCTTCGGTGATCGGAACGTTCTGCGACTGCATGCGCGGGACATCGCCGCCTTCAACGGGAGGCAAATTCTCAAGGGATCGAACCTCGTTGATCGTCATGGCGCCGATCGCCGTCATTTCCCGGTAGAAGGAAGCCCTCCCGGAACTGTCAGCCCGCAACAGACCTTCTAGATTGAATTCGATGACGATGCCGGCAGCGCGGTCCAACGGCGTCAGCAACTGCTTTTCCAGAGCCTGCTCGATGCGCTTGAGACGGCGCCGCAGCGTGAATTTCTGGAAGCCCAGCACCTGTTCGGAAAGCCCGCGCCCGAAGCTCGTAGATTTCTCGGTATGACCGACCATGAAGGGCGGAACGCCGAAGAACCGGCAGGTTTCCTCGACGCTAAAGCCGCGAGACTCCAGCATCTGGGCGTCGTCGGGATTAATCGACAGCTGCTTCCACTTCGCGCCGCCTTCGATTATCAACGGTCGGCCTGCATTGAGGGCGCCGACGAACTTTCGGTTTAGCCCTTCTTCCACATCCCGACGCTGCTCATCAGTCTTGAAGAAGGCGTCCATTTCCATGACGCCGGAAGGACGTATACCGTTTCGGAAGGTGGAGCCGGCAGAACGGTCGATCGCAAGCGACAGGCCGAACGAGCGAGAGCCGAAAGCCAATGTCGACATCCCGCCGAGAGGATTCCCGCCGAAGCCGCGAATATGAAGCACGTCATCACTGTTTTCGACATAGCTGACGCCATCTTCGCTCCAGCGATACTCCAATGTCCCGTTCTTCAACTGCCGGACCACAGGCAGTTGCGGCATGATCGGCAGCAGCGCCATGACACGGCCGCCGCTTCTCACCTTCCGGGCGTATCCGTTTCCCCAAAGCTCGACACTGCCGCAGATGAACTCCCAGAAATCCAAGGCGGTTTGCAGGCTGTTCGGGCTGTCGTGCAACACCCGATAAAGCGGATGATCGTAGGCGACCTGACGCGCGCCGTTGCCGTCAGCGCGATAGACCATCAACGGCAAGGATGCGATCGTACCGGCCAGCAGATTGACGCATGCCCAGACGGCGGACAAACCAAGGACGTTGGCGGCGGTGACAGACTCGCCGCTCGGAACGTCCATTCCCGGTTCGCGCCAGCCATCCGTGGTCGTCAGGCTCAGCTGCCGCCGCTCGGCGGTGAAGAACTCCGCCATTTTCCGAAGAAGTTTCATGCTGCCGCCAGGCTCCGCAAATACCCTTCCATGCCCTCATCCGAACCCTGAAACGCCATTCCTATCGCCATGATCAGCGCCACAATCCCGTCGATCTTCTCGGAAGCTTTTCGCTTCGAAGGCTTTATGTTGCCGGCATCGTCCTGAGCGTAGATCACATGGTCGATTTGCCAGCGCAGGCACGGGTGACCGCCGGCATCCAGCAGCGACGAGATCGCCAGCCGCTCGAAATCTTTCGCGGCCGGCGACATGGACACATAGCCCTGACCGAAGAACTCGACGGGCATGCCCATTTCCGCGAGCGCCACGCCCGTTTCGTGTCCCTGAAACAGTTTGTCGACGGCCAGCTTCTGCACGTCGAAAGTCGACGCGTCCGCCATGGCCTGCGCGCGGACAGCGGCGTAATCGAGACTGTTTCCCTCGGTCTCCCGAATACCGCCGTTCTTGCTCCACTCCACATACGGCACGCGATCACGACGGCTCCGCAACTCGATGCTTGCCGCCGGCACCCACATGCGCGGCAGAATGGTCCACTGCGTCTCGCCCTCTGCCGGCGGGAATATCCAGACCAGCGCCGTCAGATCGCTGACGGAAGAAATGTCCAGACCGCCGAAGCAGGAGCGCCCGGCCATTTCCTGCTCTATGCGCTGCCACCGCGACTTGTCGGGTGCGCCGGCGTCCCACTTGTCGATCGGTATCCAGCGCGCGGCGCTTCCAACCCACTGGTTGAGATAGTAGCGCCGGAAATCCGCCTCCAGCCGGGGACTGTCCTTGGCCTTGGCGCATTCGTCCCGCAGAAAGCGAAGCGTCGGCGACACACCGAGATTCGGGCTGGCCTTTCGCCACGATGCCTCGTCCGTCCAGTCGTCCTCGGGTGCGGCCGCAAAGATGACGGCCAGCGTGTCCGGAGCATCCAGATCGCCCGCCTCGATCTTCTTGCACTCCTCGAAGATGACCTCGCCGTGTCCCCTCCCCTTCAGGCCGGCCGTCGATGCCAGTAGTTCGATCGGCTGATCGCGCGCCGAGGTCGACTGGTGCAGCGTGTTCAGCAGCTCGCCGTCACGCCATTCGTGGATCTCGTCGCCAGCGATCACCGAAGCCGACAGGCCATGCTTGCCGACCGGCTTTCCAGACAGCGGCACGAATTTCGCCCGGAGTGTCGGCGCGTAAAGCGAATCCGCCTGCGGCGTGATCTCCTTCGACAGGGCAGGCGAGAGGATCACCATCGTCTT